GCCCTGGTAATATAAATTGTGGCTGCGAGCCAGCTGCTATATTGCCATAAGCATCATAGCCGCAATCAACTGCAAGAGCTGTTATACCTCCATCTGGGTCCGCGCTCGTCACCGCATCAACATTTTCAAAGTTACGTCTCTGCCATTGATGTCTCTGCTCTAAAAACTTAAAAACAGGGTCATCAGTGACCTTTTTTGCTACCTTACTAAGGTAAACAAAGAATGGGCTTTGCTGTGGTGCAAGTTCTGCAACTCTCTCACCGAAGTTAAATTGTCGCCTGGAGTCATTAATATTAACTCCTTGAACCGCATTACCAGCTGCCCCACTATAAAATGTTCCCATAAAGAACCTCCTTTTCTATAGTAATTTAAAAAGGATTCCTAGATTTATAATCAGTAAGCATTGCATCCATCATCTGGTCTTCAGCATTTCCACCTTGCCCTTGCCCACCTGGTATTACTCCCATTGGAGTTGGTACCTGCTGAGCAGTTTGAGTTTGCTGGAATTGAGCTGAAGGCTGAGCAACTTGCTGTTGAGGTGTAGACTGCAATCCCTCCTTAGCCATCCACAGTTGGACTAAATTATCCATTGTGATTGACTCAGGGGAAGACATATCCTGTATGAATCTTGAAGCCTGCTCTTGGTTTAACCCATGATTAGCTATTACAAATTCATTTATCTCTCCTAACTGCTGCTGCCTTGATGCTTCTGCTTGCTGAGCTTGACGCACTCTTTGTTCTCTTGCTTGCATCTCTTGCATAGTTTCCTGTAGTTTAGCATTTGTATACTCAGATTGTAACTGATTATACTCAACTATTTTATCCTGCCATTCATCTAAATCATCGAGATACCTAGCAGAGTCAGAGTTTGTGTCACTCAACGCATCCTCACGACTAAAACCTCTAGGTTTCCTTGGTTTCTCAGGTGCTTTCGGAAAAGCTTCCTCAGCTGTTTGAGGTTGTTGCTGCTGTTGTGCCCCTAAGATTGCTTCAGGATTATTCTTGATGTAATCTATATAGGGAACATACTGCTGCATCTCTTTCAACTGATTCTGCGCTTTCGATGCCTGAGATTGCCAGTATTGATAACGCACTTGGTCGTTATCCTTCGGTGCCTCTTGACTCACATCTGCTACTGGTTGTCCAGGTTGTGGTTGGGTAGGTGCAGGAACATCAGGTTGAGCATCTTGAGGCGGTGCCTCTTGAGCTTGCTGTGTTCCAAATACCTCTCCAAATACATCTGAAGCAGTATCAGTCTGCTGAGCCTGTCCTTCATTCGGACCTGAAAAAGCATCCGTAGGCGTTAAGGACGGGTTAGCATTACTTTCCTGGGAACCTACTTGATTTAGGGTATCCTGTTCTGCCATTATCTATTCTCCTTTCGTTAGGTAGCCCGCTTTTGGGGTGTACCATTCTTTACTGCATCCCTAATCTCCTTCTTGACAGTACTTAGTGTGTCATCGAGACGTTTCTCGAAGATGGTGCCAGCAGCCGAAGCTTTATTGGCCTCTTTATCGAGTCGGGTTTTGAATTTCTCTGTTTCAACCTTCTTACGCAAGTTAACTGATTCACGGTCACGAGTCTGCAAGTCTCCTGAGAGTTTCTTGATTTCCTCCTGAGCCATCTGCAGTTGTTGCTGAAGTTGTTGTATTAAATCTGTCCTTTGAAGAACCCCTTCCATATCGAAAACTTCCGTTTTCTTGAGGACTTCTTGTTTGTCAATGATGCCATTCTTGTAAGCGTCCATATATAACTCAAGCTGAGCATAGCGATTAGTGGGTAGAGTACTGCCAGTAACAACAACAATATCATATTTACCAACCGCAATATCATTAAATATAGAAATCTGACCAGTTTTATCATCTACCAACCTCTTATTAATTACATATTCATTTAAAGAGTTATTTGGCTGTATTACACGCATTATTTTTTCTGTTTTGTATAGCTGTTGCATCATAGGAATAGCTATCTGACCTACCCTCTTTAACCCAGCTTCTATATCTGCTAGCTTACTCTTTATTTTCCTTTGACCAAACTCATCTATACTCACAGTTGCCTTATAAGTCTGAGGAGCTGCCTGTGAATTACCCATCATAAGCTCAAATAACCCTAAAGCATGGTCTATATCAGACTTAGCTGAGGTTTCATTATGATAGAGTTCATTAGGAAGAGGTGATGGCTGCACTGGAAATGGGGCTCCTTCAGAAGCGTCAAAGGGAAGGGCAACTCCTGGCTGAGCCCATTTCTCTTCAAATTCTTTCATATCAACACTGCCCTCTGGAACTAATATCTTGGTATTTGTAGAGGTGGTAGCATGTGCTATAATTAAACTTCTTGTTTTATTTATATACTCCTGAAGACCTTTTATAATTCTAACATCACTCATTGGATAAGGTGTCCTAGTATGCAAGTTCATAACTGTAACAATGGGATACTTGTCTGTAGGGAGTATCCTGCTGTAAAGATATGTATCACCTATCATAGCACATTGCTTTATCCTAGGTAATGTTACCTCAGCAACTTGAATATAACCCATAACAACCAACTGTTCAAATGTAGTCATCTCAGGTTTTATACCCTGTTGTAAATACTGCTGTATAATCTGCATATTAGCTACTGGTTGACCCTGTATTAGAGCTGCAGGCTGTTTTAGATACTCCTGATACTCCTCTTCTTCAAAATTATATTCCTTACCAGAGAATTTCTCAAAGATTCTATACATATCCACTTGAATCTTCTGATATCTCTCGTAACCCCGTATATACTCAGTATCCTGCACACGAATCTCTTCAGGAAAGCTAGTCTCACCTGAATCTCTTAAATTAGTTGCGGGACGGTCGCTTCCCCACTCACCCGTAGCATTTCTTATTGCCTTCTCATACCTAGGATACATTTTCTTAGCTTGTTCTTTTGTAAACAACCTGGATATTATTATATTCTCTGCATCATCACAGAATCTATCACGACTATTGGGGTCTATGTAGACATCAAGAGGGTCAATGTCTTTTATTTTTACTTCGCCCTTTCCATCATCAGCTTGAGGGTCTTGATATACCAACATACATCCCATACCACTCACATAGTAATCGTCAACAACATTCCTCATTACATTAGAACCATCAGATATTTCCCATATATATTCAAGCATTCCACTCATAACCTGAGCCATCTTGTTATCCGAGTCTTCTCTGGGTGAGCATCTAAACGAAGGCCTGTTAGCAGTAAGCATAGCCTTAGCTGTTTCTACAGCTGGATGAACCCTATTTACAACAATAGGAGCTTGGCCACGTGATTCTAACGTGCTCTTCTGCTTATCAGTCCACTGCTTCCCTAAACGAAACTCACGGTCTTCTTGTGCATGTTCAGCCCAAGTAGTCCTATTATTGGAGTATGAACGCCAGAGATTCTGGGTCTCTTCTACGAATTTCTTCGCACTTTTTCCTTGTTTATAATCTTTTGCCATAATAAAAGTCCTTGTAATATAACACCTACATAGTTAACCAATCAAGTATTTTTCTTTTCTTGTTGATTTTTTCTCCATTTACTTCTGTTACTCTACATGGCTTAGCGTTCTCCAAAGCAGTCCATATAGCATCCATAACATCATCATGTTTACCTCTTGGATAGCTCAAGAACTCTTTCTGTGCTTCTAAGTCTTCTGGTCTAAAAAAGAACTCACCCTTAGCCATCATAGGTACCAATGACAACAATCTCTCTGATTTACGTGTCCTGGGCTTAACGCCTTTTTCTAGACCTGGTATATACAGATTCTCTTCCATCATCTGCTTTCTAACAGCACTTCTAAGGGCTTCCTGGTATGCTGTAGTCTCTATTTTCATTCTTTTGGGTCTAAATTTCTTATATATATCAATTATCTTCTGTGGCTGCAATGCAGGGTCTATTCTCTTCCTGAATATGTCAACAACATACTTATTACCATCGGAATCTATGCCCAAGGTAGCAATAACAAAGAAATCAGCTCTCAAGGTTAAGCTGGATGCGGGGTCCACCCCAGAATATATCTCTATTGGTATAATCTTCTCTTCTTCACCTACATCTCTCACTAAGCAATTCTGACCATTTATCTTCTTGTAGTCATAATGATGCATTTTGATATACTCAGGCTTAAATGGAGCATCATCAGGTGCCTGTGCAATATTCATATACTCCTGATAGAATCCTGTTAAGTTTCCAACGGATGCAAATTCCTCTTTTATCTGTAAAATACGCTTCCTTGGAAACCTTTCAGGCCATATACTCTTCTCATTATCATCCCAGATACTATACCATAAGATTTCCCAGGCACTCGAACCCTTTGCCCAATATAAAAAGCAATCTTCAGATATAACCGTTCCTATAGTAACTATCCTCCCATCATCTGAAAGTGATGGTATTACAGCTTCGGTCATCCACTTACGGTTCTTTATCCTTGCTTCTGGTGTATACGCATTCAGTTCACTCTCAAAATCGTCAACAACAATCACATTAGGCCTAGTATCACCTTCAATAAACCCTCTGACCCTTTGTCCTGTTCCTACAGCTATAATTCTTGAGCCATTAGCTAAAACAATATCATTATTTGTCCATCTCCTAGCTGTATTAGGTCCTAAGTCCCCAAACAGCTCCTTGAACCTATCTGCATGAGTCAAATGGTATTTTATTCTTGAAAGGAAGTTAATTGATTGACTTTGACTCTCGGATATGATAACAATGAAGAGTTCCTCTGAATTTCTCTTAAAAGCAACCCTCCATAAAGGAAAGACGAGGGTACTAACAGTGCTTTTCGCTGTACCACGAGGAGCAGCTATTAACACCCTCTTCTTGGCATCGTCTGCCAAATTGCGATAGATATCAGAATGGAATGGAGGAGTGGTTTTTCGGAAGGCTGTTGGGAAACAATGTCTCCCAAATAGAGCCATATTGTTTTTTAGCTTCTTTAGACTCTGAAGCCTGGCATAATACAATTCGTAATCACCGTCTGCGGTATTTCGCATCTTTCTTACGTTGTTTAGCCTTCCTTCTCTTCGACAATTTCCGCCTCAACTTCTCTTCCCTTGTGTACTGTCGTTTCTGAGGCAATTAATCTCCGTTCTTCTTCTTCAATTTCATCTAGCATCTTACGTGTCATAGTAGCCGTAAGCTGCGTAGTAGTTTTAGTTTGTTGTTTTTCTTTCATACCATGCATATCCTGTAGATTCTCTACAATTCTCAGTATATTCGTGACATCCTTCTTATTTTCAGCTATTTTCACAGCTTTCTTAAGGAGTTCCATGGTATAATCCTGACTTAAGTCATGGTCCTGCAGTAGTTTCTCTAATTCTTCCCTAACCATCCTCTGAAAAACCTCCGTTCTCATCATTTTGTGATATTTCTTCCTGTGAGCTCCAGATACTGAGCCCATAGCCCAATCTATGGATAAATCGAAGTCTCTCATCTGTGCAAATGCCATAGCCAGCCTTCTTTGCGGTTTTTTGTTGCAAAGTACTTCTAGCTCACTCTTTCCAGTAAGCGTGTGAAAACTTCTCCTACCTTCCGCATTAAACTTCTTAGAAGGATACTTATCGGAATAAAAAACATAACCCCAAGGAAGCCTAATATAGACATTAGAATGTGACCTTTGTGATGGATAAACCTTTCTTTTGATGACCTGGGCAACATACCCGTCATCTGAGATTGCCCAATCTCCTTTGTCTGCATCTTTCCAGTATTTATATTCGATTTCCTTTTCTTTTGCTTCTTCTTCTGTGAAAATATCATAATCTACTGCACCATCCTTATGATTTATCGAGATTCTATACATGATTCAATTAATTTAGCTTCTAGTCTCCTTCTGGACTCATATTTATCCCCAAAGTTCTTTAGATTACTAATAGCAGCCTTCCAATCACAGGCTGTCACTTGTTTCCAGAACATAGGTGTCCTTCTTCTTAAGTTAGACCCATATTGAAATGCAACAGAAGCTATAGCAGTCTGTATTTGCGGGTGTAGAGCATTAAAGCAGCATAAAGCACTCACATTAAACTTCTTTATAAGCCCATTGAGTATATCTTTATGAGAGGCATTATCCATAGCAAAGGCTTCAGTCTCTGTTACCTCTGGTATACCGTACATATCAACAACATCAAGAGCATCACTACCGCAAGCTAAGCAATAAGGCTCAAGGATATCTATTAAATCCCTGGGAAGCTCCATTTTCTCAAGGTCTACAGGTGAATGTTGCCCCAAGTCAAAGCCAGTAGCAATAGTCACACCACTATTATCTAATACATCCCCATCTTTCATGGGTAAATAACCCTTTAATCTTCTGCCGCCTTCTCTTTCTGATATGAAATTCCAATCAATATGCATAATTTCTCTCCTTTTTAGAATATGCTAATATACTACAAAAAGAGCACACAAACAAAATAGGCATCTACTCCCTTTCTTTGTATATATATATATATAT